AAAAAGACCAAAACTATCAACCTTAGCCAGAAGCCTATGCGCGGTGGCATCCGGCTGTAAAAGAAAGGGAAACAACAATGAAACACAACTATTACGGCATCTGGGATGATGTGGCAAAATGCTATGCATGGGTAGGCGAAAGCAAAAACGACGCAACGTTTGCACGGATGTGCAACGTGATGGCAAAGGATGAAAAGACGTTCATCGGGCAGAGCCCGCAGGACTACACCGGCTTTAAGCTGGCGGTGTTCGAAGACGAACTTGGCACGTTCACAAACGACAAAGAGAAGGTATGGGAGGGCAAACCGCATGAATAAACGATATGAAGAAGGGCGAAAGCCCTTCTTTTCAGCATCGGGCGAAAAAATGCGAAAACAATACGTCTGGACAAAAGACGAGAAAGGGCAGGAAGTGCTGCAAGAAACAGCACCAATCGACATCCAGCAAGAAATTGAATCGTACTCGGACGAATGCGATATCAAAAACATCGTCAGAAAAGCAAGTTTTGACCCGCAGTTCCTTAAAAGCTTATCCGAAGGGACCATGACGGGGACAGAAATAGACATCACCGAATTTCCTCAAAACATTCACGAGTATCACCGCATGATTGCGACCGCACAGGCAAACGCAATGAAGCTGGAAGAACTACAGAAAATGGCAGAGGAACAAGCAAAAATGGAAGCGGAAAAAGCAAAAACTGTAGCAAAACCTGAAGCAAAACCTGAAGCAAAGGAGGCAGAAAAGTGAATCGAAACAATGAACGGCACTTTAACCAAATCCCAGAAATGAAAGCAAGTCGAACACGATTCAACCGCGACCAGACGATTTTAACAACGTTTGATTCCGGCAAACTGATTCCATTTTACGTGGACGAAGTATTGCCCGGCGATACCTTCAGCGTGGACACGTCAGCGATTGTTCGAATGACCACACCGAAGTATCCGGTGATGGACGATGCATTCATTGACTTCTACTATTTCTATTGTCCTAACCGGATTCTGTGGGACAACTTCAAATATTTCATGGGAGAAATCGAAAGCACGGCATGGATGCCAACAAAAAATTACGAAGTACCCCAAATCGTCATAGACGCAAAAGACGCACCATACGAAAAAAGCATACTAGACTACATGGGAGTGCCGACAAAAATTAAAAACAATTTCAGAGTAAACGCACTTCCCGTCAGAGCATACGTAAGAATTTGGAATGAATTTTTTAGGGATGAAAACGTAGGCAATGCAGCAGTAGAATACAAAGACGATGACAACAGGTCCTACGGAGACACAAACGATGAAAACAATCTAGAAAAAATCCTTCAAGAAGCAGCAAGGGGCGGCCGATGCTTACCAGTAAACAAATTCCACGACTACTTCACAAGCTGTTTGCCATATCCGCAACGCGGACCGGAAATTACGTTGCCAATGCAGGGCAATGCAATGATAAACGGATTCAAAGATCAAAAACTTAAGGAAAAAACAACTCTGTATGCAAACAGCTTTTTTGACGGAAGCACAACCGCAGGCAACGTCAAAGACAAACTGTATGCAATCTCAACATACGGAGGCGAAGGACAAGCATACGTAAACATCGGAACAGGAACAGGAGAAACCCATGACGTAGTGTACCTGGGCGCAAACCTCAACAGCGTAACAGCAGCAACCATCAACGACTTACGAAAAGCGGTAACAGTGCAGCAGTACTATGAAGCACTTGCAAGAGGCGGTAGCAGATACCGCGAACAGGTACAGGCACTGTGGGATGTCACAATCAGCGATAAAACTGTACAGATTCCGGAATACCTTGGCGGTGGCAGATACCATGTAAACATCAATCAGATTGTACAGACAAGCGGACAGCAGGCCAACGCTGACACGCCTATCGGTGAAACTGGTGCAATGTCAGTAACACCCATCAACGAAAGCAGTTTCACGAAATCCTTCGAGGAACATGGGTTTGTAATCGGAGTCTGTTGTGTGCGACACAATCACAGTTACCAGCAGGGGCTTGAACGATTCTGGAGCAGAAAAGACAGGCTAGACTACTATGTACCACAGTTCGCCAATTTGGGCGAACAGCCTGTCAAAAAGAAAGAAATCATGCTGACCGGCACAGCAAGCGATGAGGAAACATTCGGTTATCAGGAAGCATGGGCAGACTACAGAATGAAGCCTAACCGGGTATCCGGCCTCATGAGAAGCAACGCAACGGGAACGCTGGACTTCTGGCATTATGCAGACAACTATTCAACACCTCCAACGCTGTCGCAGGAGTGGATGGCAGAAGGAAAAGCCGAAATCGCACGAACACTAATCGTAGAGAATGAACCGCAGTTTTTCGGAGCGATTAGAGTAGCAAACAAAACCACAAGACGGATGCCGTTGTACAGCGTACCGGGCTTGTACAAACTGTAAGAAAGGAGGAAGCCCGGAGAAATCCGGGCTATTTTTTAAATGGCAGGTTTATCAACACTCTTAACAGGGCTAAACATCGCCGGTTCAATCGCGAGCACAGTAGGACAATTTGCAAACGCCGGCAAGCAAATCGCCGGAGCATTCGGCGGATGGGGTCAGACAGGCAACAGCCAAAGCCAGGGCGGAAGCATAAGCCAGGGCGGCGGACACTCCAGCAGCGGAAGTCAAGCGGGGACAAACATACAACAGGTAAATGACTGGCTTAAACAGGCATATGCATACCAAGGACAAGAAGCTGCAATGCAAGGTAAATACAACAGTCAAAGTATGCTTAAACAGATGGGATACAATACCTTGTCAGCAATCATGCAAGGCGTATATAACCACATCGAGAACTCTGTAGCAATGAACTACAACAGCGCAGAAGCAGCCGCAAACCGTGAATGGCAAGAGCACATGTCAAGCACAGCATACCAGAGAGCCGTTGAAGATATGAAAAAAGCAGGGCTTAACCCAATCTTAGCTTTTGCAAACGGTGGAGCAAGCACACCGGGCGGAAGTGCAGGAACAATCAGCGGTGCAAGTATGGGACTAGCAAGCAGCAGCGCGCTAGGAGTAAGCCGGAGCGGTGGATTTGTACCAAACGCATACTCAAGTTCAAGCTGGAGTCAAAGTGACTGGTACAATGCTGCACAAAGCTGGCAACAGATGCTCAGTACAACACACATGACGCCATACGGACTACAAAAGGCGCTTACAGAAGTCGGAAACGACACAAGCAAGGCCATTACGGATGCAACAACAAAGACAAGAAAAGGCACAGAACAGAACAGAAGCATGAAACCACAAGACAAAACAGGGTCCTACGGAGAAAAGAGAAAGCCGGGTGATTATTTAAGATGAGTTGTTACAAGCCATTAATAAGGCTGTACAACCCAAAAAATAAAGACATAAGCGGGCGGGTGTATTCACTTGCCCGCTTTTCTAAAATAAGCGGGAAACAGCTCAAATATGAAGATCTAATGTACAGAAAAGATGTAATGTTGATACCATGCGGACAGTGCATCGGATGCAGAATCAGACAAAGGGAAGACTGGACAACACGAATAGAATTAGAAGCACGAGATTATCCAAGAGAAGAAGTTTGGTTTATCACACTTACTTATGATGATGAACACGTACCGGGTATGATAGTAAACACAGGCGAAATCATACGAAAAGTGCAGTACGTCTGGAAGCCGGGAAAGAAGCGCCCTGAAAGCGTCCAAACGTTACTGTATACTGACGTTCAAAAGTTCTTAAAACGCCTTAGAAAGGCTTATAAGGGCAAATTACGCTATTTCATAGCAGGAGAGTACGGAGAACAGACAGCAAGGCCGCATTATCATATGATACTGTATGGATGGCAACCGACAGACCTAGAGCACCTATACAAGATACGGCACAACGGATATTTCACGAGTAAATGGCTAACGGACCTATGGGGCATGGGTCAAATACAGATAGCGCAAGCAGTGCCAGAAACATATAGATATGTTGCAGGATACGTCACAAAAAAAATGTATGAGATAGACGGTCAAAAAGCAAACGCATACTACGAACTAGGGCAACAAAAGCCATTCGCATGTATGAGCCTTAAACCGGGTCTGGGAGATCACTACTATCAAGAACACAAAGCAGAAATCTGGAGACAAGGATACATCCAATGCACAAACGGCAAACGCGCACAAATTCCACGCTATTATGAAAAAATGATGGAAGCTGAAAACCCACAAAGATTGTGGAGAATTAAACAGAACAGACAAGCAACAACCATAGCGGAGAACCGGCTTAAATACGAAAATGCAGACTTTGCAGAACAGTGTAAAACGAAAGAGAGAGTGATAAAGAAGCAGATGAAGAAAAAAGGGACACTTTAACAGTGTCATGGTGTCACCTAGCCCAGTACCTATCAAGTAAGGTCCTGGGCTATTGTCATCTAAATGGACCATGTATCAGACTATTCAGTCTATAAAATAATCTTATTCACACGTGCGCACACGCGCGATAGCGCGCACGCGCGCACGCGCGATATAATATTAACTTGTTGTAGACGTAGTAGTAGGCAATGTGGAAAAGTTGAAAAGCACTAAAATTTAACGTTAAAACGTAAATAAAAAACAAAAAACAATGTTGAAAGTTTTGTTGAAAAAATGTTGAATTGTTGAAAGTTCGTCAAAATAACGAAAATCATTGTGCAACATTTTGTTGAAAACCTGTTGAAAGTGTTGAAAGTGTTGAAAACGCGCACAGCGCTTACAAGGAATGGATTATCCGAGCTCCGCATACGCTACGCACGGAAAGGCGCTAAAGCGCCATTCAAACCAAAAAACAATTGACAGACGACAAAATATATGATAAAATCCACAATAGAAAGCGAGGGAACAGCATGATTAAAAGTTATATCGTGGACCAAAACGCAAACGAAAAAGTAGGAAAGCACTTTAAAGTAAAAGAATTTGCGTGCAAAGACGGATCTCAAGCAGTATTTATAGACGAACACCTCGCATCAATCTTAGACATTCTCCGAAACAAAATCGGAAAACCTGTCATCATCACCAGCGGATACAGAACGCCAGAGTGGAACAAAAGATGTGGAGGAGCAAAGTACAGTTACCATATACGCGGTATGGCTGCAGACATTCGAGTAAATGGAATGAGCGCAAAAGAAATCGCCAACGAACTGAATGCAATCGTTCCGAATGAATGCGGCATTATCGTATATAAAAGTTGGGTACATTTCGATGTAAGGACCAGCAAATACAGAAAGGGGGTATAAGATGGCTCTGATTTCCATTAAGGACGTCAAGCAGGCAATCCGCATTATGATGCAGATTCTGGAAAAGCTCGACGAAATCTATCACGCGCTGCATGATAGCATCAACGAAAAAGAAAAGGAGTAAACCATGGTACACAAAACATGGAACATACGAGACCAGACCACAAAAGAACTAGAAATTCTACTCGAACGAAAATACAAAGAAATTGATAGCAATTACAAAATGTTTAAAAAAGCGTCAAGTATCGAAGATGCTAAAAGAATAGTAAACGAAACTCGGCAAATAAAAAACTTTGCAAACGACATCGAATTAGAGCTAATGCGAAGGGAGTACAACAATGGCACGACATCGTAAGGCAATGAACGGCGCAAAAGACCGCCGAATGTTTAACGTAACCGCAAAAAAGACCAAAACTATCAACCTTAGCCAGAAGCCTATGCGCGGTGGCATCCGGC